ACAAGAGGTGGATGCCGCCCTACAGGAAGCCAGCCCCGGCGGGGCCGAAGCAGTCTGTCTATCTGTGCTGAGAGCTCATGCAAAGAGCGAGTGATGATTTGCTGGCTTACTTAGTCACGCAAGCCCAGACCGGTTCTAAAAACTGGTTTGGGTATCCTCAACAGAGGCTCATCAACATTAGCCTTTGCCACAAGATCGCAGAGAATCACGCGCCAGATATGACACCAGACGAAGTCGTGAATTATGTAATTCGTCTCAACGATCTAATTTTCAGAAAGATCGTGACAAATGGGAAAGATTGAGGTTAAGGGCTTCCGAGAGTTTGAGGATTCGCTTTTAGAATTAGCTGAAGAATTTGGCACGACCAAAGCAAGGCGATCATTACTCCCCGGTCTTAAATCTGCGATGGAGCCCGTAAAAGCGGCGATTCGAGCAAGAGTTCCTGTCGATACTGGAAAGCTACAACTCAAGGTTCGCAATGGCGCGAAGGTTGCAACGCGTAAAGACAAGTCTAAAAAGTATCTTAGTCGCGACACGGTTGCTTTTGGGTTTGTCGATGTTGGCGTTGGCTACAAAGATGCTAAAGGTGAGTACAGGCCAGCAGCAGAGGCTATAGAATTCGGTACGGCTGAGGTTCCTGCTAGGCCGTTTATACGAAACAGTTTCCAATCAATGGCAAGCTCCGCGCTTGATCGGTTAGCGTCTCTCATGAGCGCTCACATGGATCTTTGGGCGGCAAAACAACGAGCAAAGGTTAGAAAATGAGATTACAAGACAAGTTTGGTTCTTCGTTCCAAAGACAAAAATACGCGGACATTGATTTCGCCGGTCATGCGCTAAAGGTCTATCTTCCTACTAGGAAGGAAATGCTTGAGCTTGAAGGCAAGATCAAAAACCCTCCTGATGCTTTGTTAGAGCAGGAATACACAAAGCTAGTCGATACGTTTGAGAAGCTCTACAAGATTAATAAGACTGTAGAGGTTGAGCGTAAAGACGACGACATTGTGGTCGAGGGCCGAAGCCTAAAAGAAGCGTCGCGCTACAAAGCCCAAGAGATCATGCGCGAGATTGCGCTGATTAACTTAGTCGGTTTTGAAGAAGGGCAAGAGCTCTTCGCGCTTTCGTACGAGGATATTTCCGAAGCCTTCTCTCCATCGCAGATTAAGCATCTGACGGAGCTCATCGAAAAGGCAGTAAATCCAGACTACAAGGAAGTCGAAAAAAACTAAAGCGGTCACTATATCGGCAGATTCGGGCGACAATGATCTTTAACGGTCAGTCTCCCGAGGTCATAGAAAGCCTTGATGTAGTGACCACGCGAGAGTTAGAATTGATGTACCGCGATGGCATGATTGGCGCGAGACAAAACTTAATGTTGATCTCGCATCTGATGGCGATTGTTTATAACGCGCTGTCTAAAAACCCAATCAAGAGTCGAGAGTTTTTCCCGCATTTGGAGGAATATTTTATCCCTCCAAACTACATGACAAGACAAGAGCGAGACTTCCTGGCGTTTACAAGTCTGCCGGGGTTCAAGTCAGAGTTTTTAGACATCTTAGGGGGAAACAATGGCCGGTAAGCTAATCGCAGCCCTACAAGTCGCGCTAGGTCTTGAGAGCGCAAAGTTTGTGCAAGAGATCGACAGGGCCAAAGCCAAAACCCGCGAAATGAAAGTCAGTGTCGATGTTCTCGGCACTGCGATGGGCGCTTTGCGCCAGCCTATGTTGCTTGCCGCTGCCGCTGCGGGAGCGTTTGCCACTTCGTTTTTCAAAGCTGCGGATGCGGTTAACGACTTCGCTGAGGGTTCGGGTTTAGCGATTGAGGAAGTCTTAGCTTTACAAAGCGCGATGGTTCAATCGGGGAAAGAAGCCGATAACGCCGCGCAGATGTGGGATCGGTTCTCGGTAACGCTTGGCGCTGCCGCTGATGGTCAAAAAGAGCAGGCCGATCTGTTCAAAGAATTAGGCGTAAGTATTGCCGACGCTGGTGGTTTGTTAAGACCAGAGATTGACATCTTCCGAGACCTAACGTCGGTTCTTTCCGGCATGAGCGCAGGCGCGGAACGCGCTCGATTACAAGTGCAGCTTTTTGGAAAACAGTTTGGCAATCTTGACATAACTAAGATTGACCAGCTCTCAAGAAACACCGATAAGTTCTCAGGCGAAGCAAAGAAGGGCGTATTAGCTATCGGTGAGATTGGCGACGCTATCGACCAAATGACCGAGAAGGCAAAGATCGGCTTTCTAACGCTGATGGGTAAAGCGCGTGACGCGTACATGGGCGTTAAAAAATTCCTTGGTTTTGGTGAAGAGGAGCCTGCGGTTCCTGCTCCGGTGGTTGGTGTAACGCAGGGCGGCAGGCAGTCAGGAACAAGGGTAAAGGCTGTAAAAGACTCGGGCGCAGAGTCTGCTGCAAAAGCGCTTAAGACTTATCTTGAAGGCTTAGACGCTCAGATTCTTAAGCTAAAAGAAGGCGAAGAAGCGGCGTTACGGTTTGAGGCTGCGAAGCAAGGTGGGCCAGCCGGTCTTGCAAAGATGGAAGAGATTATCCGTCTGCGCCGCGAGGAAGCCGAGCAGCAAGAAGAGATGCAGAGGCTTACAAAAGAAGCCAATCAAGAGCTGGCCGCGATGGACGATTTGCGGCGATTTAATCTTGAGTTAAGGCTGAAGCAAATTGAGCGTGAAATTGAACTAGAAAAAGAATCGGCGCAAGTTCTTAATGAGGTTCAGGCGCAAGCCGAAATTACAGCTAACAAAGAACTAGAAGATATGATGGAAAAGAAAAAGGCGGCAAGCGAAGAACTAGATCTTCTTGAAGATATACGTGATGGATATAAGTCAATCGGCGCAACCATTGTTGAGGCTTTTATGTCTGGCAAATCTGCCGCGCAAGCATTCAAGTCTGCTCTTTCCTCCTTGATGCAAAAGCTGGCTTCCCGCTCGCTGGATAAGTTTCTGGACACAATTTTCAAATCGGACATGAAGGGCGCTCCATCTTTGTTTGAAAACTTTATGTCTAATGTTCCCGTTCTTGGGAGCATCTTTGGTAAGCGAGCAGGCGGCGGTCCGGTTAACTCTGGCGCTCCGTATCTTGTGGGCGAAAGAGGACCGGAACTATTTGTTCCAAGCATGGCCGGCCAAGTTGTACCGTCTTACGCGATGGGCGGAACATCTACAGTCAATAACTACAACATACAAGCCATTGACGTTAAGTCTTTCGAGGAAAGAATCATGGGCAGCAATCGAGCGGTCTGGGCGGCTAACTCCTACGCTCAGAAATCGCTTTCACCGCGAGGCAGAGCATGAGCTTTCAAACCATTCTAGACATTAGCCAAACAATCACGGTTAACAACCGGCGGATGGTTGGGCAGCAATACTCCAGATCAGGGCAAGTGAGAACGGCGCTTTACGTTACATCCGTTCCTTGGGTGTTCACAGTCAAACCACATTCGTTTCTTTACTATCCCCAGGTTCGAGATGTAATTCAGACGATTGACAACCTCGACCGGCAGACAGCGGCAACGATTACGTTTAGCTCCACAAACCTTCAGTGGTTTACCGCTTACCAAGGGCAGCTTAGCGGCGCTCAGGCCGCAGCGCTTACGCTTGCCTCATTACCGGCTGGCAACGCCACACAGATCGCTATAGGTAATCTTCCGGCGGTCAGTAGCGGAACTATTGTGTTTAAGGCTGGCGACTTCATACAGCTTGGCAGTTACCCCTACAAAATTACGACTCAAGTTTTAAGGGGTTCGGGCTCGACGGTTAATGCAACGCTTCATCGACCAATTATCGGAACGCCGACAGTCGGTACTCTCACTGCTGTCGGGTCTGCTTGCACGTTCTCAGTAGTCGCTGAGGTTTGTCCGACGTATACGTTAAGACCTATGACTAACGGAGCCTTTGTTGACTGGGACGCTGATTTTGTCTTTAGGGAGAACGTTCAGTGAGCACCCCAATGACAGCGCTTAGTAGCGCAAGCATTACCCACGGCGAATTTGTCAGACTTACGACTTCTACAGCAACCTATACATTTTGCAATGCAGCAGCTCCAGTCGTTGCCGATGGCATTCCTTTTCTTGGCTTGGGAAGCCTTCTTTCCGTTGGCGCAGTCAATCGAGAAATTAAAGCGACTTCGATTGACATGATTATTGGATTGATTGGCATAGACCCGACAAATGTTTTTTTAGTTTTGGGGTCTAACATTAAAGGTTCGACAGTCGAAGTTTGGCGCGGATTCTTTGACTCCAACTATCAGATCATTACAAGCCCTACGACTCAGTTTTTTAAGCGCTATCAGGGCATCGTATCCAACATTTCAATCACTGAAGATTGGAACGACAACATCCGAAGCCGTACCGCTACCGCGTCGATCTCTTGTACATCGTTCAGATCTATTTTGGAGAACAGAATAGCCGGCATCAAAACCAATCTTTCGACATGGCAACAGCGATACGCATCAGACAAAAGCATGAGCCGCGTCGCTGCAATCTCCGGTCAATACTTTGACTTTGGCGCTCCGCCGAAATCGGGGTCGCAGTCAGATCCGGGAACCGTTCAACCAGCGCAAGCAGACGTTAACGATATAAGTCAAGCAGGATGAGATACGCCACAAAATACGACATGCCGCATTTGATTGAGATGATGAAGGCATACGCAGACGAAGCAGGCATAGAGACACTAAAGCAAAACCAGAATGAAGGGCATGTGAAAGCGCTCTTCTTCGAGATGATAAAAGGCCGAGGTTTTGTTCTTATTGACGATCAGTTTCGCGGGTTCTTAGCAGCTTATGTAACAAGAAACTTTTGGAACAATTCAGTTAAAGAGCTTCACGAGGTAGCGTGGTGGGTTGTCCCGGAATTTAGAGATACATCTGTTGGCGGGAAACTGTGGTTGAGATTTAACAAGCTCGCGCAAGACATGCTAGATCAGAAACGGGTTCAGATTGTTTGCACAAGTCTTATGCCTAATTCACCAAACATTGATTACACAAGATACAACTTTAAGCCCATGCAAGCGACGTTCTTTCGAGAGTAGATCATGCCAGCATCAATTATTCTTCAGGCTATAGGCGTAACGCTAACTGGATTGCCGTTAGCTGCTGCGACGTTTGCAATTAACTTCGCGGTTTCGTTTGTTGTTACTCGGGCGTTCGGATCTAAGCCGCCGCAGTCACAAGACACGGGCGCGAGACAACAGGTTCCTCCGGCCAATAACAACTCAATTCCCGTGGTGTACGGCGACGCATGGTTGGGCGGTACGTTTGTTGATGCGGTTTTGTCTACCGATCAAAAAACGATGTATTACGTCATGGCGATCTCTTCCATTTCGTCAGATGCTTCTGCAACGTTTTCATATGACCGCACCAAGTTTTACTATGGCGACCGTTTGGTTAATTTTGACGCTACAGATCAAACAAAAGTTATATCGCTTACGGATGGCGACGGGAATGTAGATACAAAGATAAACGGCAATTTATACATTAGCCTTTACACGTCTACGAATGCTGGCGTTATAACCTCGGTTAATGGATCTGCTCCCAACGTGACAATGGGCGGCGCAGATATTCCCGTGGCTTTACGTTGGCCGGCATCTGGCCGGCAGATGAATGGGTTGGCTTTTGCGATTGTCAAACTCAACTACAACGCTGATGCAGGGACGACGGGTCTCCAGCCGATCACGTTTTACTGCAAGCATTACCCCAAGGGCGGCACCGTAGCAAAGCCTGGGGATGTTTGGTATGACTACATGACCGATACGCGGTACGGCGCTGGCATGACGGGATTGGTTGATGCTACAAGCGCAACCGCTCTTAATACTTACTCGGATCAGACAATTACATACACGCCAGCCGGTGGTGGGTCTGCGACACAGGCTCGATACAGAATCAACGGCGTAATTGATACGGGCAAACCCGTTTTAGATAACGTCGAGAAAGTTCTTGAGTGTTGCGACTCTTGGATGGCATACAACGCAGCATCAGGCAAATGGTCGGTTGTCATCAACAAGGCAGAAACTTCTTCCTTCTCTTTCAACGATACAAATCTTATCGGTGAAATTAGGGTTTCTGCTATTGACATCAACCAGCAGATCAACCAGATTCAGATTGAGTTTCCGTCGAAGCTAAACCGAGATCAGCCTAATTTGGTTTACATGGAAACACCGGCGGGGCTTTTGTATCCCAACGAACCCGCTAACAGGCAAACCACGACGCTAGAGTTTACGAATGACTCTGTACAGGCTCAATACTTAGGAAATCGAAGGCTAGAGCAAGCTCGGGAAGATCTGATTGTTACCATCACTTCAACATACCCCGGCATTCAAGTAGACGCTGGCGATGTGGTTGACATTACTAATGCTGATTACGGATGGACGAACAAACTCTTCCGAGTTATGAAAGTCTCGGAAGCAACCGTTGACGATGGGAACCTTGGTGCAACGCTAGAGCTCTCCGAGTACAACGCACAGGTTTATGACGATGCAAACATTACCGCGTTTACTGCTGCGCCTAATTCGTCGCTGCCCTCTCCTAATTACTTCTCAAGCCTTAACGCTCCAGTTATTGGAGACATAAACCCTAGCGTTGCTCCTCCAACATTCTCGGCTACTTGCACGATGCCAGCAGTTGGCAGGGTTACAAAAATAACACTGTTCTATACATCATCTGCCACGCCTTCCGCGACAGACTGGAAAACATGGGGCACATCCATTCTTTCGAATGGCGCGACATTTGGTAATAGCACGAGCTTTAAGTTCGACAGTATCAGCTTGGCTTCTAATAACTGGTACTTTGCTTTTTCTGTAGAAAATGATTCTGCCAAGAGCTCGCTATCTGCGACGAGCGCGGTCTTAAACTGGCTACCAACCACACCTGTCGGACCTACGGGGCCAACCGGGACGGGCGGGCCTACAGGGGCGCAGGGACCAACCGGACCCACCGGACTTAGCGGTACTCGAACCGCAATTTTGGATATGTATAGATGGTCAAGTACAACTCCAACAACGTTTCCGTCTGGCACATCTGTTTATACATGGGCTACGGGGCAATTTACGGCTCCAGCCACAACGAACGGTTGGTCATTAACACCTCCAGCGTCTGTGCCTGGGCAGACTCTTTATATAGTTAGGCAGGTTTATTCGGACAACGGAACCTCTTCAACATCTACGATAACGTGGACCGCAACAACGGCTTCCGTATTAAGTTCTGCTGGAACTAATGGTGCAAACGGAACGCGTACGGCAATTCTAGAGCTTTATCAATGGGCCGCCGTTCAGCCAACAGTGTTCCCTTCAGGCACATCAACTTACACTTGGGCCAGCGGGGCGTTTACCGCTCCGACTACACCTAATGGATGGTCTTTAATTCCTGGCGCGGCTGTTTTGGGTCAGACGCTTTGGGGTTGCCAAGTTTCTTATGCTGATAATGGGACATCGGCAACATCAACTGTTACTTGGAATACAAGCACTTCTTACGCGGTTGGATATGCTGGAGCCACAGGCCCGACTGGATCTCAAGGGGCTACCGGAAGTACAGGCCCAACTGGGGCGCAGGGGGCGACCGGCGGACTTGGGCCGACAGGTAGCACAGGCTTGATAGGCATAGCTTTTATAAATGCTTATTTAGTTCAGGCGCAAACCTCTGCTACCCCAACATTCACAACGCCAACGTCTGGCTCTACGGTTCCCGCTGGATGGTCTGCTACGGCTCCCGTAGTGTCTATCGGTCAGGTTCTTTGGTATATCCAAGGACGTTACAACGCAAATGCGGTAACGGTTGATGGGGTTCCTGCTAACTCAACAGCATGGACAGGCCCGATTGCCGCGTCGATCTTTCAAAGCATTAGATCTGACAACTACAACGGGCCAACTCCTCCGACGACGACAAATTTTGGATCGCTCGGTTGGTATCTTGATCAGCCCTCGGGCAATCTCTATGCAAATGCCGCCTATTTGCGCGGTGAGCTAGTCACGGGTGTTAGCGGAGCTCAGCGAGTTGAGATCAACAAAGGTGTATCAAATAAAGTCGCGGTCTACAACTCAAGCAATACGCTGCTAGCGTCATTTGGCGGAACAGGAACATCGACTGATGCAATCCTTCGTCTTAATCCGATCATTGCCGGAACTACCGCTTACGGCGCAACGACGGTAATCCCAAATCCAAGTGGCACAAATTATGTCGCTGCAAGTTATTACGGTCAGACAACTGACGCTAGCCTAGAAGGTGTTGTTTGCGGTTGGTACACGGTAGGCTCAACAACTGTTCGATTTGGCGCTGCCGGAACTAGAGATTACACGTCTGGTGTTGTAAGCGGATTTTTGGGCTATCAAGACAACTCTTACGCAGCGGCAATTCGTGGTTATAACAGCACCGGTGGAACCGAAGTTTCAATTTGCGACTCAACAGGTTATGCGCTTAACGTCAGAAGCGGTTCTATCCGATACGGGTCTTACACGTTCCCGGCTTTCAACGGAAATACTTCGCAATTTTTAACTGGCAATGCGACGTTTGCAGCGCTTTCCGCTAGTGACATCCCTAATATTTCTGGCAGCAAAATAACCTCTGGTTATGTTAGCTACAACTATGTTGAGGGGATGAAAAACGGCACGACGCAGATAAGGGGAATGAGGGACACATCTTCCACCCCAACATTGCAATCTTTTATAGGATCTGAGACCAACGATACAAGCGGCAACATGGTGTACTACACCGAAGCTGGTGGATATTTCGGAGGTGTTTACATCAACCAACGGGGTACAACATCAACGTGGAGCGCTCTTTATTCTGACGCTAGGATGAAGGACGTTCTCGGTCAAATTCCAATTGCCAGCCCTTTAGAAACGCTTAAAAAGATTGGTAATCCTGTCATCTGGAAATGGAACCACGAGGCTTCTAACGAGGTCTGGGGTTACACAGCGCAGCAGATCGGCAGAGGTCTACCTGATGCGGTTATAGAAGCTCCCAAAACTCCGAGGGGTGATTATCAACTTGTACCAGGGACAAATGAACGAGCGTTAACGTTCGACAATACAAAGTTTCAAATGCTTAAAGACATGGCTTTGCTAGCTTTGATTGAAAAAATCGAGGCGTTAGAAGCAAGGATTATCGCTTTGGAGGCGAAATGAATTGGTCAATTACAAAGTTAGAAGTGACGACTTACGAAGGTTTAACCGATGTTGTTATATCCGTAAGCTGGTCAGTGACCGATACTCAGCAGGGCATTACTGAGACATTCAGCGGTGTTACTTTAGTTGAGCCTCCAGGCGATAATTTCACGCCTTACAACCAGCTTACAGAAGCCCAAGTTTTAGAATGGGTTTTTAAGAAGGTAAGCCAAGCAGGAACGGAAGCGTTAGTTACGCAGCGCATACAAGATAAGATCTCGCCACCGATTGACCCACCGCTACCGTGGGCGTAGAATGTGGAAACGACAAGATAGCCGCCGTTCTGCTGAGAGTGCTTAGCGAACGTTAATTTACCGAGTGAGGGAATATGGCGATCTTCAATAAGAATACGCTTACGCAAGTTAGCGGATTCGACAATCAAATCATTGCTGGTGAGCTGGTTTACAACCAGAAAACTTACTGGAATCTGACGCTCAATAATTCAGATGGAACGCCGCGAGATTTGACCGGTTCCACTATCACGAGCCAAATTATCCGTAGGCAGCTTTCCAACGTTAGAGACTCTCGATACGGGCTCACGTTTGATATAGCCGACTATTCGCCGCCGCCATCTCCTGTAAGCCTAACGATTGCAAATCAAAATCTTTCCGGTGGTTCGTTCACATTGGTAATTGACGAATCCGCATGGTCGGTTCTTTCGACTGATACGCAATTAGACATCAACGCGGCTAATCCCGTGGGATTCTCCGGGAACATTACGGTGGCGATCCCTGCGAGCGGTTCAACGCCAGCGCAAGATCTCATTATCTTTTTGTTATTTTTGATTCGTTCTAATGGGGTGACAAATTGAGCGTCAATGTCACCTCAGAAAATGACATAACGCTTACCGTTGACCAAGCGACTCAGCTTACGCTTATTGTCGATCAGGGCGTAATCGGGCCCACGGGGCCATACGGGCCCACGGGTCCGGCGGGAAGCGGGATCGTCTTAAAAGGTGCGGTTGCAACCGTTGGGGATTTGCCTTCGTCGGGAAATCAGCCCGGAGATGCTTACATAGTTTCCGCGACTGGTCATTTATATGTCTGGAACGGATCGGCATGGGTTGATGCGGGTCAATATGTCGGGCCTACGGGTCCGCAAGGCAGTACGGGGCCAACGGGGGCTTCTATTACTGGGCCTACAGGCCCGGCATCCACGGTTCCAGGGCCGACAGGTCCGCAGGGTGATTCCATTACCGGCCCGACGGGTGCTGCGTCGACAGTTCCGGGACCTACAGGTCCACAGGGTGCTACAGGCCCGACGGGGGCATCAATTACCGGGCCGACCGGTGCTGCTAGCACGATACCAGGACCTACAGGCCCGCAGGGCAATACCGGCCCGACCGGGGCTACAGGCCCGACGGGGGCTGCGTCAACAGTTCCCGGACCTACGGGAAGTACGGGTCCGGCTGGGGCTTCGATTACAGGCCCAACCGGAGCCACAGGCCCGACAGGGCCAGCCGGAGGCGGCGGATCTGCGATTGTCGTAAAAGACGAAGGGACGACGCTTACAACCAATGTAACTTCTTTTGACTTTACGGGTTCGGGCGTTACGGCTACTGCGGTTGGCGATGCGGTAACAGTAAATGTGGCGGCTGGCGTTGGACCGACAGGCCCGACCGGTGCTGCATCCACGGTTCCGGGGCCAACAGGAAGCGCAGGCCCGACCGGAGCCCAAGGCCCTACTGGCGTTCAAGGCCCGACTGGGGCGCAGGGGCCGACAGGCAGTCAAGGCGTTCAAGGAAATACTGGTCCGACGGGCGCTGCCTCTACGGTTCCTGGTCCGACGGGTCCTACGGGGCCAGCGGGAGGTGGTGGTAGTTCTATTTCGGTTTACGACGAAGGTTCGCTATTAACTTCTGGGGTAACTTCTTTTGACTTCACTGGCTCGGGTGTCACTGCCACGGCTGTGGGTGCTGCGGTAACTGTAAACATTCCCGGCGGAGGTGGTGGCGGCGGGAGCCCGAATCTTGATGGCGGTCTGCCAGACTCAAGTTATTTAGCGATTGATCCGATTGACGGAGGGACTCCATAATGCCAGTGCAAATTCAGATGCGACGAGGTACAACGTCGCAGTGGTCAACGGCAAATCCAACGCTTGCGGCGGGTGAGGTCGGCGTAGATACAACGCTTACAAAATTTAAGGTAGGCAACGGCTCGACCGCTTGGAATAGTCTTGGCTACGCATCTTTTACTTTTCAAGGTGCGTATGCCGGGGGAACGACTTATTACCCAAATGACGTTGTAACTTACAACGGGTCAAGCTATATCTGTATCTTGCAAAGTACAGGCAATCTTCCTACCAACGCGACCTACTTTACGTTGTTGGCGCAAGCCGGAACAAACGGCACGAACGGTACAAATGGTACGAACGGCACATCATTTATCTGGCAAGGGGCTTACAACGGCGCAACAGCGTACGTTGCTAATGATGTAGTCAGCTATAACAACTCGACTTACATTTGTATTCTGGCATCGACGGGCAATCTACCCACGAACGCAACTTACTGGAGCCTTATGGCTTTAGCGGGTGCTGGCGATGTGGTTGGCCCTGCTAGCTCTACGGACTCGGTTCTCGCGGTCTACGATGGCACGACGGGCAAGTTGCTTAAGAACAGCACAATGCCTATTAGCTCAGTGGGTTATATCGGCTCACCACAAGTTTCTGGGGGTGCGACTGCCTATACGCTTGCGCTAGCTGATGCTGGCGACCATGTTTACTTCACTGGTGGCAGTACAGCGACCCTCACGGTTCCAACCAATGCAACTGTCGCCTTTCCGATAGGTACAACGATTCTTGCGCTCAACAACAACAGCGGTAGCTTAACGATCTCTGGTGCTGGCGTGACGTTTCAGCTAGTCAATACCACATCAACAGGAAACCGTACTGTAGCTACTAAAGGCATGGCTTCGCTTATTAAAGTTGATACAGATACTTGGTGGGTAACTGGGACAGGGGTGACTTGATATGGCGGGTAACTTAACAGCAATGATTGCGGCTATCTTCTCAGGTAGCGCAGTCTCAACCGACCCCTACTTTAACCTCACCACGCTGCTGTTATCGACCACAGCAACGAATGGTCAGCAAAACAATACATTCTTAGACAGCTCTACCAATAACTTCACCATTACCCGCAACCCAGCGACAGGGCCAAATGCACCGACACAGGGTACGTTCTCACCGTTTAGTCAGACGGGGTGGGGGAATTATTTTAACGGTAGTTACTTGACAGTACCTTCTGGCGCAGACTTTAATCTTGGCACAAATGATTTTTGTATTGAATTTTGGCTAAATCCAATTGCACCGGCAACCTACGGTGGAATTTTAACTTTTGATGACGGGGACTACCCTCTTAACTTTAGTTACGCATCAACCAACGGTTCTAATCTACAAGCAAATTTTGGAACAACAACTGCATGGCTCTATACAGCTAATTTTGATACATCAACAGCAACAAATGAATGGGCGCATTACGTAGCAACACGCAGCGGATCAACTTTTAGGCTTTTTAAAAACGGTGTATTAAAAGCTACCGGAACAAGCAGCGGGACTATTGGAAACAGTTCAAGCAATATCAGGATTAATGCAAACGGAGGTTCTGCCGGAACAACTTATATAAGCAATCTCAGAATAATCAATGGGAGTATCCCAACCACTTATCAGACTAGCAGTACAACCACTGGAACAACGATCTTTACAGTTCCAACATCTCCACTAACAACAACGTCTCAAGGTGCAACTGCTGCTGATGTCAAATTACTAACGTGCCAATCCAACCGCTTCATAGACAACAGCACTGCAAACCCAAAAACAATCTCTCTTGTTACTGCAAACAGCACACCATCTGTCGTCCCCTTCTCCCCATTCAACCCCACAAGCGCATGGTCGGCTTCAACGGTTGGTGGCAGTGGATACTTTGTATATGCGTCAGCTAACTATCTTTCTTCAACAATAACGGTTTCAAACTTTTATACCGCCCTAGGAGACTTTACGTTTGAAGGCTGGGTATACCCATTATCATTTAATGGCCCTCAGTATTCCTGCCCTTTGTTTGCGTTTAGTAGTAATGATGACTTAATGCTTAGGGCGATGCCTACATCAGCCTCAAGCACTAGTTTGAATATTTATGGAATAAATTCTGCTGGAGGATTTGCGTTTGGTAGTAGCGGAACAAGTGGCGGCACTATCAACCTTAACGAGTGGGCTTGGGTGGTGTTTACCAGAGAGTCTGGAGTATTAAATCTTTGGGTCAATGGGACAAGGGTCGTTAACAGTTCCGCTTACACGTCAACTCAACTACGACAAACGGCAACAGCAATTCGTTTAGGCGGCGGTTTTGGTGGTACGAACCCTTACTGGAATGGGTATTTATCAGGTCTAAAATGGACTTCTGGTGCTGCTCTGTACAGCGGCGCAACAATTTCGATGCCAACTGCACCACCAACAACAACCGTCAGCGCAGGTACAAACAGGCTTCTCCTCAACTTCACAAACTCCGGTGTATACGATGCCACTGCGAAGAATGTGCTGGAGACGGTTGGGAGTGCTCAGGTAAGTACGACAACAAGTCAGTGGCCTTCAACTTCCATGTCGTTCAATGGAACGACTGATT